GGTTCCTTCTTGTAACATGACAGTAGGCGTACATACTGATATTTCATTTCCTTGTTCCCCTCCAATAAAAATTTCAACCTTGTATTTAAATGTCTTATCTTCTGAATGAGATTTTGGATTCTTATAAATTAAGATTGGATTGTGCGAGGCAATAATGGCACGCAAATCACGTTGGAGAAACTGATCATAACTTTCCACATGATGTTGTGTCAAAGGTGTTAATTGAGAGGTAAAATAGGTATGAATCAAATGAGCGGCCATTGAACGAGATTGTGTGCCATTGAATGGTTGGTCAAAATGATCAAGTGCGACCACTTCCACAGGCGCAGAGGGCGGAAGCACAACTTCTGGGATAGGTGCTGGTGCTGGTGCTACGACTTCTTCAGGGGCTGCGGTGACAACTTGATTGAATTCTTGATTCATAGGCGGGGCTTGTTCAATGGCACCTTCTTTCACAACTTCCACAGGAGGCATATTCATTTGATTTGTTTCCTCCATTTCAATAGAATTGGGTTCCTGATTTCCTTCAGTCTCCATCTGTTAATCCTATAGATTACATTCATTAAGCTTGTTAGTCATTTTTCCGTACCGTCCAGATAAATCTGTAGGCATATCCTTATTTTTTTAATTCTAAGATGATTATCTTAGAATTAAAAAAAGCATACAGTACTCAAGATTTGAGTATGAAAAAAGAATCATAGAGTTCAGTATCTTATCGTGTTTTTACATCATTTGTTAATTCACGTTGGAACACTGCGAGTGTAGGATTTGGAACCGCACCTGGTTGCATACGAGGAGTCCATGTTTGTTGCCATGATTCAGGTCCGGGACCCATTCCTTGTCCCTTCCATGCGCTCATCGCATCTTGCTGGGGAGAAGAAGGATTTTCAGCTTGGAATGGACGGAATGACATGGCACTCATTCCATTTGAAATAGCAGAAAGAAGTCCACCTCCACTGATTTTATTGGATCCAGTTCCAGGATAAGGCAATGCAATACTTTGATCACGTCCAGTATCACCCTTAATAGCTGGTTCAGGGTTCCAGAACCCTTTATTCACATATTCTAAGAAGTTTCCATAAGGTAAATCAGTTCCAGGTCGTGTCAAGGCAGCCATAGGAGCCCCTGCGAGAGACGCAGACCCTCCTCGCATTTTACGGGTGCCCTTTTTACCAGACTTACCCTTCATACCCATCATATGTTTAATATAGGATTCTGCGGTAGAAAGATCCATTCGCTTGCCAAACACACGATGCCATTCTGCGGCAAATGATTTCGCAAGTTGTTTGGTTCCAGATACACCAGATTGAACTAATCGTTCAGAATAGTCTGCGATATGATCCAATCCTTTACGAAGCTGGGGAATACTCATTGTTGTTCCCTTTACTGCCTTTGCTGTTTTTGACCTTTTTACAGTCTTTCCTCGTTGTCCTTTGACCATCTTCTATTGGATTGATCTAGAATCTTCAAACACGATTGTTCGGGCGTCGATTGAATGGTGTGGCGAGAGCTGCTCCTAAATTGGCCAATACTCCTTGGTTTTTATTTGCGCCTCTGTTGGCATTTCCTCCTAAACCAATCGCATTGGCAACTGTGTTCATTGTGCTGTTCATCACATTGGCAACCTTGTTGGCAGCCATATTTACATTTTCTGCTACATTATTTACTGCTTCCACAACTTGCGCATTATTTACTGGGATATTTGTAGCCGGAAGGGCCGATGTTCCTTGTGATCCAACAAGATATGTGATGTAAAACAAAATCGCAAGAATTAATCCTCCAATCATCACAAATGGTGAATAGAACTTCAAACGATCCTGCCAAGTGCTGTATGCATATTCAGACGAAAAGAGCTGAATATGATTATAGACACCATATGCCAATAACAAGATTGAAAGAACCGCAAGAATCGGCGCACCGAGACGTGGAAGTACTAAAAATACTATGAGTGCGGCTATTAATAACGCTGCCAATCCTGGTAGAAAAAATTCCATCGATTGTCCTCTAGTTCTGGTCCACTAAATCTTCGTCAAGAGATCACGATGTGTGAGAAGAGTTTTTCGACAACAATAACGATGAACATTCAATTCAGTCATCACACGACGCTCAGGTGTGTCGGGTATTGATGTTCCATCAATTGTAACAGGTTCTGAACCTAATCCCATTTCTTTTCGAAGAACCGCTACCCGTGCCTCATAATAACGCCATTTATCGGCAAGTATAAACCCACATGTCATACAACGAACTGGGATAATCATCTTTGTGTGTCCTTTCCTATTCGTGTCATATCACTTCAATTTTTAGGACTGTGCGTGCGTCCAAATAGCTCCATGACCTTTCCGAGAGGTGGATAGAAACATGACTTCTGTCTTAAATGTTGGTGTAATGTCCGGTAATCCCGTTGGAAATCAAATCCGTCGCTTAGATGCTTTACTCGAAGCTGAACGTAAGGACAAACAAGTGCTCTTACTCGCCCTTGAAACCAAGGCCCCTGAAGTCTTCGCAGAATACATCCGTCTCAAGGATGAAGCCGAAGAACGTGTTGCCGCCGCACAACGTGCCGCACAAATGGCCTCTCAGCCTCAGCGATTTATGAATAGCACGCCAAGGGGGAATCAGGGCCGGTTTTAGTTGAGTATATCTTCAAATACCATATGAATAATGATTGATTCGATGAATAAAATTCTCCGAATCAATAGAATGAACGACTATATTCCCCACATCCTCCTTGGAATCTTAGCAACGAATGTTCCCAACATTCAAGCACTTGTTTCATATTTTGTTCTTGTGTTTATCTTGAGTATTGATAGTGTTCAAGCACAAATCAACTTACCAAGTTTTGCCGCAAAAGATACACCTACCCAAATCCATCACTTTATCGCATTTATACTCGGCCGTGTTCTTGGTTTCCTCATCAAAAAGGTATTCAAATTATAGACTGCTGAAGCTTGATTTAGCGGTCCAAGTTATAATGAACCCTTCTTCTGAAGACTCTTAAATTGCGCTTCTGTAATTGTTATTTCATGAAGACGTTGTATACGAAAACAATAGAGTTTGGGAGCCAATCCCGGATCCGTAGCAACCACTTCACGAATCTTGGCAATTTGGTCTGTTGTAAATAATACCTTCTTTTTTGGTTTGGACTCTTCTTCACGAGGCACATGCGCAAAGGATTGAAGATTTGTAATGGAGCGAATTGGTCCTTCACTTGTATCTTCTACTGGACCAATATGAAGTTTCCCTGCGTGATGTTTATCATGACATGTTTCACAAACAACTGTAAGATTTCTTACATGATTTAATGCTAATCCATTTGTATTTCGCCCACCAGTCGCTTCATGACGCTCATCAAGATGATGAACTTCAAGAAGACGTTCTATCTTACATCCACATACACCACATACTCGTCTTGTAATCGCAGCATTCCATGACGATTTTGATGCCTCTTCCACCGCCACTTCTCCCATCAACTCACGACGCATCGCAAAGGCAGATTCAATCATATCACGTGGAAGATGAAGAGCCTTTGCTACTTCTAACCCATACATGGTTGAACCAGCTCCAGGACGCAAGGAACGATGATAGACAAGACGATCATTTACACAATCATATTCCACATGTAAATGCCATACGTTGAGACCTTCTAATGAAGTAACTCGTTTAAGTTTCATTAAATCATGTAAATGTGTCGCAAGAACAAATCGTGAACCTACTTTATGAAGATGTTCAATCCCTGCCGCAACAATCGCTGTTCCAGAAATGGATTCCGTTCCTGCGCACAATTCATCTCCCAAAACAAGTGTATGATGATCTGCCACAGCTAAAATCTCACGAAGTTCTGACATTTCCACTGCGAATGAAGAAAGACCTGCCCATAAATTATCATGATTCAAGATTCGTGTTGCGAGTCTACGAAATGGACGAATCGTCATTGCCGTCGCAGGAACATAGGAACCAATTTGTGCCAATAAGGTCGCTAAACCAATTGCCTTCATCAATGATGATTTACCAGATGCGTTCATTCCATACAAAAGCCAACCAAATGATCCATCCGATTCATAACCTAATGATACATCATGTGTGACATATTTACTTTGACGTGCTTGAACTTCAATAAGAGGGTGACGCAAATGTGTAATGGATACGCGTGAAGGGAGATGATCTTCTGAATCTTCAATTGTCGGTTTGATCCATCCATGTTTCTTAGCAGTTTTTGCCATAGATACTGATAAATCCACATGAGTTAACCATTCTTCAATCGGTTGCCAGAAGGCACGAGTCGCAGCAGCGTATTGAATACATGCTTCTGGAATTTCAATAGAAGCTGCGCGTTGAAGGTGTGCTTTCGCGGCGTCCAACTTATCTTGAAATTGTTCAAGCGCAGGATGATCCATTCGTGCGGCAGATGTCAAATCCTTCCATTTGACTCCTTCATAGGGCTGTTTTTCTTCACTTGACAATTGTTTGAATGTCTTCTCAGCGGTCTTCATCGCAGATTTTGTGCTATGAACACAAAACATATTCTTTTCCGTTGGTTTGTAATAACACGCATCTGGAGTGATTCCACATAAGGTGCGAAACTTGGTCAACCATTGATTTGCTTCTTCATAGACAGCTATGATTTGTTTCGCGGCAGCTTCCATTCGTGGTCCAACAGTTGGTTGTAGAAAATTACACTCATCTGATTTCTCTTGTGCTTGAACTGCCTTTTCAATTGAAAATAATTTACCAAGATTTGTCAAACATTCTTGTGCCGCAGTCGCAAGATTTGTAGAAGTGATGAATGGTGATCCATCCAACACCTGCCACATTTGTATAATAGAATGATAGGATTGATTGAGTTGTAACACAATATCTGCTTGGAGGGAACCACGAATCACACACCGATGAAGACGAGATAAATCATAGATAAGTCCAAGACATCCTTCTAACTCTTTTTGACAAGCTGCTTCAGAATCTTTCAACCAAGATACTTCAGTTTGTCGTGTCTGAATACTTGTTGAACACGCAAGAGGTGAGCAAAGACGCGCAGTCAAGGAACGTTTTCCCATCGCAGTCAAGGGAGCTACAAATAAATCTTCTACACATTGTTGTTGGTCAGTTCCCAAGAAATTCAATTGTGTAAGGGCATTATTCACGATTTGAAGGCTTTGTGTAGGATGCCATATGTTCGGCTCTTGTAAACAGGAAGCAAGACTCGATACATGATCTTCTGCGAAACGGAGGAGACCAACCAATGCGCGTTCTTGACGAGAGGATCCATCTGTGGCACAATGTAACCATGTGCGAAGAGGAAGTGCGGAACGCGGTTGAAACATGTCGCGAAGATAGA